ACCGGATGGCCGCGCGATTTTTTCTGCCCCTCCGCTTTAATTCGAATTAAAGCGTGCTGCTTTCGTTTCGTCCAATGATATTGCGTCTGACGAGCTTAGATATTTGCAACAACTTGGGCGCTAAGTTGTTGGGTCAAGATTATAAATTAAAGCAGCACGGCCCACTGCCTTTAACTCAAAATGCCTAAGCGCGATCTCCCATGGCGCGCAATGCCTGGAACATCAAAGGTTAGTCGCAATGCTAACTACTCTCCACGTGCAGGTGGTGGCTCGAAATTGAGTAGGGCCTCTGAGTGGGTTAACAGGCCCATGTATATGAAGCCCAGGATTTATCGGACGCTGAGGACTCCAGATGTGCCCAGAGGCTGTGAAGGTCCTTGTAAGGTCCAGTCATATGAACAGCGTCACGATATTTCACATGTCGGGAAGGTCATGTGTATCTCTGATGTCACACGTGGCAATGGCATCACCCACCGTGTGGGTAAGCGTTTCTGTGTTAAGTCTGTGTATATCCTTGGTAAGATCTGGATGGATGAGAATATCAAGCTGAAGAACCACACCAACAGCGTTATGTTCTGGCTGGTCAGGGACCGTAGACCGTATGGAACGCCCATGGATTTCGGTCAGGTATTCAACATGTTCGACAACGAGCCCAGCACTGCCACGGTCAAGAACGATCTCCGTGATCGTTATCAAGTTATGCACAAGTTCTATGGTAAGGTGACAGGTGGACAGTATGCAAGTAACGAGCAGGCAATCGTCAAGCGTTTCTGGAAGGTCAACAATCATGTGGTCTACAATCATCAAGAGGCTGGCAAGTATGAGAATCACACTGAGAACGCTTTGTTATTGTATATGGCATGTACTCATGCCTCTAATCCTGTTTATGCAACGCTTAAGATTCGAATCTATTTTTATGATTCGATTATGAATTAATAAATTTTGAATTTTATTGAATGATCTTCCACGACATAATTTACATACGATCTGTCTGTTGCGAAACGAACAGCCCTAATTACGTTGTTAATGGAAATAACACCCAATCGATCTAAGTACATATGAACTAAACGCTTAAATCTATTCAAATAAGTCGACCCAGAAGCTGTCAGGGATATCGTCCAGACTTGGAAGTTCAGGTAGGCTTTGTGGAGATCCAATGCTTTCCTGAGGTTGTGGTTGAACCGTATTTGCACGCTGTATATCCTGGTGTTCGTGAAGAGTGGGTCCTCTACCTTGTATAGTTTGAAATAAAGGGGATTTTCTATCTCCCAGATATACACGCCATTCTCCGCCTGAGGTGCAGTGATGAGTTCCCCTGTGCGTGAATCCATGTCCTGTGCAGCCTATGTGGAAGTATATGGAGCAACCGCACTCCAGATCAATGCGGCGTCGTCTGACTGACCTCTTCTTGGCCTCCCTGTGTTTCTTCTTGATAGAGGGGGGAGTCGAGGGTGATGAAGACCGCATTCTTCAGGGTCCAGTTCCTGATGCCTGTGTTTTCCTCTTTGTTGAGGAAATCTTTATAACTGGCACCCTCACCAGGATTGCAAAGCACGATTGATGGGATCCCTCCTTTAATGACAACTGGCTTGCCGTACTTGCAATTTGACTGCCATTTCTTTTGGGCCCAAAAAAGTTCTTTCCAGTGCTTTAGCTTTAGATAGTGCGGTGCGACATCATCAATGACGTTATACTCCACTTCGTCCGAGTACACTCTGGAATTGAAGTCTAGGTGTCCACTAAGATAATTATGTGGGCCTAATGATCGAGCCCACATCGTCTTTCCTGTTCTTGAATCACCTTCGACTATGAGACTTAATGGTCTTTCTGGCCGCGCAGCGGGACTCTTTCCAAAATAATCATCTGCCCATTCTTGCATCTCGTCGGGAACGTTAGTGAAAGAGGAGAGTGGAAACGGAGGAGTCCATGGCTCCGGAGGCTTTTGGAATATTCTGGTTGCGTTAGCAACCAGGTTGTGATGTTGAAGGAAGAAATGTTGCGGTTGTTCTTCCTTTATTATTTGCAGAGCTGCCTCTGCTGATCCTGCATTTAACGCTTTAGCATATGTGTCGTTAGCAGATTGCTGACCTCCTCTAGCAGATCTGCCGTCGATCTGGAACTGTCCCCATTCAACTGTATCTCCGTCCTTGTCGATGTAGGACTTGACGTCGGAGCTTGATTTAGCTCCCTGTATGTTCGGATGGAAATGTGCTGACCTGGTTGGGGAGACCAGATCGAAGAATCTGTTATTCGTGCACTGGTATTTTCCTTCGAACTGGATGAGCACATGTAGATGAGGTTGCCCATCTTCGTGAAATTCTCTGCAGATCTTGATGAATTTCTTGTTAACAGGAGTTGCTAGGTTTTGTATTTGGGAAAGTGCCTCTTCTTTGGTAAGAGAGCACTGGGGATAAGTGAGGAAATAGTTCTTGGATTGAACTCTAAATTTCTTAGGCGGTGGCATTTTAGTAATAAGAAGGGGTACTCCAGTTGAGCTCCCTCAAAACTTGCTCATGCAATTGGAGTATTGGAGTACTATATATACTATAACTCTCAATCTCGGTTTTGGAACACGTGGCGGCCATCCGTATAATATT